CTATTGGCTCGCCCAGACGATGCGGTGCATCCACGCGATCTCGGGCAGTTCGAAGCTGTAGCTCGGGTGTTCGGGGTTGAGGCTGGCCAGTTCGATCCGCTTGGCCGATTGGCGGCGCAGTTCCTTGGCCATCACTTCGCCCCTGGCGGTCCGCACCACCACGCGGTCGCCGCGGCGCACCGGCGCGCCTGGCGAGACCACCACCACATCGCCGTCGCGGAACACGGGCTCCATGGAATCGCCCGAGATCTCGACCGCATAGGCGTTGGGGTCGCCGATCTCGGGCAGCGAGATCTCGTCCCAGGAGCCGCCGACGGGGTATCCGCCATCGTCGAAGTAGCCCTCGCCGCCGGCCTGGGCCAGGCCGATCAGCGGCACGCGCCGGCCCACGCCGCCGCGCCCGCTCCCGCCGCGCGACAGCGCCGGCATGCCCGAGACCAACGAGGCGAAGTCGTCGATGCCGCGCCCGACGGCGTTCAGCACCTTGGCGATGCTCTCGGTGGAGGGCCAGCGCGCGCGCCCATCCGCGCCGATCCGCTTGGAGGGATTGAAGGCGGTGGGGTCGAGCCCCGCCTTGCGCGCCAAGCCCGAGGCCGAGAGCCCGTGCTCGGCCGCGAGGGCATCGAGGGCGCGCCAGATGTCGTCATGCCGCATGGGAGGGAGAGTCCTTGGGTCGCAGGACGCGAATCCAGATGAAGTGGGCGCCCTGGGGAACATATCCTAGGTCTGGTGTCGTGATGCAATAGGTCAATGTTCCTTTTTCGGCTTGCGCGATAGCAACCGGGGCGGTTAATGTTCTGGTGTTGTTCACCCCACAGGCGAGAACCCCCCATGCGCCCCGCCCCCCGCACTGCCCATGCCCCAAGCTATGCCAGCATCGCCGCTGCCGAGCCCTTCCGCTCGGCCGAGGAAGCCTGGTTCTGGACCATGTCCGCGCTGATCGCGCGGCGCGACGGCGCGCGCATCACCGCCGGCAAGGGCGACAAGGTGCGCCCCTGCGAACCCGACGATGTCATCAAGTGCCTTGACCGGCTGTACCGCCACCGCCGCATCGACCTGATCCATGCGCGCATCATGCGGATCTGGGGCGAACGCGGCACCGCGCCCGACCCGCGGCACCTGTCCGAGCGCGCCGATGCGGCGCAGTGGCGCGAGGCGATGAACCGCCTGGAATGGCCGCTGCGGGTGAAGGGGATCGTGGCGTGAAACCCACGGATTCCGGCGCCTCGCAGGGCCATGGCGGATTGCGCGGGACGCCGCGCCTGCGCGCCGACCGCGACGCCCCGCAGCAGGTCTGGATCGCCTTCGGGGGTGCCGCCGACCGGGCCTGGCTGCGCCCGCTGCGCCGCGGCTTCCGCCACTGCTTCGCCGCCCTGCGCGACGAGGCCGGCTGGACGGTGGTGGAACCGGTCTCGGGCCGGCTTCTGGTGCTGCGGATCAACATGCCGGCGGGCTACGACCTGCCGGAATTCTACCGCCGCGCGGGGCTGCGCGTGGTCGGCCCCTTCGCGCCCGGCGAGGCGCGCGCGGCCTGGCTGCCGCCGCTGCTGCCGCAGACCTGCGTGGGGCTGTGCCGGGCGCTGCTGGGCACTGGCGCGCCCTTCGCCATCACGCCGTTCGGGCTGTTTCGCCGCCTTTCGAAGATTCTTCACGATGATAGGAAAAATATCTTGACCCACGCCGCGGCCTGACGTATCACCATCCGGCCAACGGGCGATTTGCGCCCGAAGGTCTTCCTCCCGATCCCTCCCCGACTTGCGCGAGCCCGCCCTTCCCCCCGGAAGGGCGGGCTCGCGGCTTTTCGGGGTCCGCGCGGGAGGTCCCGTCCCCTATTCCAGAGGAGCCGCGAGCGCATGGGTGGCCTGTTCCGCGCCCCGAAGCCTGTCGTCATCGCACCTGCCGCCGCACCGGCCCCGGCGCCCGCCGCCGCCGCACCGCAGCAGGCCATCGAGGAGACCGCCGCCGCCAGCCGCGTCGAGGCGCGCGAGCGTGCCCGCCGCGGCCTCTCCGGCACCATCGCCACCTCCGCCACCGGCGTGCTCGGCGCGCGCGCCGACTTCGCCGCGACGCGGCGTTCGCTGCTGGGGGAATGACGCCATGACCCCCGAGGACATCGTCGCGCGGCACGCCCGCGCGCTGGACCGCCGCCGCGCCCAGGATGCGCTGTGGCAGGATTGCTACGACCACGTGCTGCCGCCGCCGACCGGCGGACGCGTGGCCATTTTCGACGCCACGGCGGCGGATGCGGCGGAACAGCTCGCGGCATCGCTGCTGGCGGAGCTGACGCCGCCGTGGTCGCGCTGGTTCGGCCTGGCGCCGGCCCGTCCGATGGAAGGCGACACCGAGGCCGCCATCGCACTGGAAGACGTGGCCGAAGTGCTGCAGGGGCATTTCGACCGGTCGAACTTCGCGCTGGAGATGCACCAGGCCTTCCTGGACCTGGTGATCGCCGGCACGGGGCTGCTGCTGGTCGAGGAAGCGCCGGTCGGCGAGGCCTCCGCCCTGCGCTTCACCGCGGTGCCATTGCGTGAGGCGGTGCTCGAGGAAGGCCCGTCGGGACGGCTCGACACCGTGTTCCGCGCAGCGCGGCTGACCGAAGCCGCGCTGCGCGAACGCTACCCCGACGCGCCGCTGCCCCCGGCCGCCGAGGACGACGCCGAGGCGCCGCGCCACCGCGTGCTGGAAGCGGTCTGGCCGGATGCGCGCGGCACCGCCTTCCGCGCGGTGATGTTGACCGACCGCGGCCCTGTCGTTGTGGGCGAGGGCCGCTTTGCCCAAAACCCCTTCATCGGCTTCCGCTGGCTGAAGGCGCCCGGCGAGGTCTATGGCCGCGGCCCGGTGGCCAAGGCGCTGCCCGACATCCGCACCGCCAACAAGGTGGTGGAGCTGGTGTTGAAGAACGCCTCGATCGCCGCGACGGGCATCTGGCAGGCCGATGACGACGGCGTGCTGAACCCGGCGACGGTGCGGCTGGAACCTGGTGCGATCATCCCGAAGGCGCCGGGGTCGGCGGGCCTCACGCCGCTCGCCGCACCGGGCAACTTCGACGTCTCGCAGCTGGTGCTGACCGACCTGCGCGCGCGCATCCGTGGCGCGTTGCTGGCCGACCGCATCGGCCCGGAACGGCGCGACAACATGACGGCGACGGAGGTGCTGGAACGCGCGGCGCAGACTTCGCGACTGCTCGGCGCGACCTATGGCCGCTTGCAGGCGGAACTGCTGACGCCGCTGGTCTCGCGCTGCCTGTCCATCCTGCGCCGGCGCGGAGAGATCCCGCCGCTGTTGCTCGATGGGCGCGACACCGTGCTGCGCTACCGCAGCCCGCTCGCGCAAGTGCAGGGCCGGTCGGATGCGGCGAACACGCTGCTGTTCCTGCAGGCGGTGCGCGCCATGGGGCCCGAGGCCATCGCCACCATCGACCTGCCGGCCGCAGCCCGTTGGCTCGGCCGCACCCTGTCGGCGCCCGCCGAAGTCCTGCTTCCCCCCACCGAGAAGGAGTGAGCCCCTTATGCCCGAGGATCTGCTGGAGACCGCGCTCGCCGAAGGTGCCGCGCCCGAGACCGCCGCGCGCCCCGAGGACGTGCCCGCCAAGTTCTGGGATGCCGAGGCCGGCGCGGTCCGCGTCGAGGCGCTGCTGAAATCCTATCGCGAGTTGGAGCGCCGCCTGTCGCAGCGCAGCGCCCCGCCCGCGGAGGATGCGCCGGAGGAGGACCGCGTGCGCTTCCGTCGCTCGCTCGGCGTGCCCGATGGCCCGGATGGCTACGAGATCGAAGCACGGCACGAGCTGTGCTGCGCCGACGAAGGCATCAACCGCCGTCTGCACGAGGCCGGCTTCAGCAGCGCGCAGGCGCAGCTGGTCTATGACCTGGCCGCCGAGCGTCTGCTGCCGCTGATCGCCGAGGCCGCCGGTCAGTTCGAAGCCGAACGCCAGGTCGAGAAGCTGCGCGAGCATTTCGGCGGCGAGGAACGCTTCCGCCGCGTGGCCGCGCAGATCACGTCCTGGGGCCGGTCGAACCTGCCCGCGCCGGTGATGGAGGCGCTGTCCACCACGGCCGAGGGCGTGATCGCCCTGCACCGCATGATGGAGGGCAAGGAACCCGGCCTGGCGCGGCGCGGCGAGGAACCCTCGGCGGCGGACGAGGGCGAGCTGCGCGCGATGATGCGCGACCCGCGCTACTGGCGCACGCGGGAGCCGGAATTCGTCAAGCGCGTCACCGACGGCTTCCGCCGCATGGTCGGCGGCTGAGCGACCTTCCGGCGCGGCTCGAGCGGTCCTTCGTGACGCTCGCCGCGCCGGTGGCCCCGCGCCTTCGTCGCGCGGTGGCCCCGGGGCGGGTGGCGCGCCTGCACAAGGCAGCGCCGCCCGCCCCGCGAGCTTCCGGCCCGCGCACAACCCTCACAGGCGCGCGGGCCGCGCCACGCCCGGCCCCTCCGCGGCCAACCGGGCTCACGGCGCATCCCCCGCACACTCCCACCATGAAAGGGCACCCGCATGTCGGGCACCATCGAACAGGCCTTCGTGAAGCAGTTCGAAGCCGAGGTCGCCGAGGCCTACCAGCGCCAGGGCAGCAAGCTGCGCCCCGCCGTGCGCTCCAAGACCGGCGTCAAGGGCGCGTCCACCATCTTCCCGCGCGTCGGCAAGGGCGTTGCCGCCGCCAAGGCGCGCAACGGCGTCGTGCCGGTGATGAACCTGGAATACTCGAACGCCGAGTGCTTCCTGCAGGACTACTACGCCGGCGAGTGGATCGACCGCCTGGACGAGATCAAGACCAACATCGACGAGCGCACGGTCATCGCCAATGCGGGTGCGTACGCCCTCGGCCGCAAGACCGATGAGCTGATCGTCGCCGCGCTCGACACCGCGACGGCGGAAGCCACCGGCACGGGCACCGGCCTGACCGACACCGACGGTCTCACCAAGCAGAAGGTGCTGATGGCCTTCGAGATGCTGGGTGGCGCGGACGTGCCCGATGACGGCAACCGCTTCGCGGTGGTCGGCTGGAAGCAGTGGAGCGAGCTGCTCGCGATCGACGAGTTCGCGCGCTCCGACTACGTGGGCGACGACGCGCTGCCCTGGAAGGGCACGCAGGCCAAGCGCTGGCTGGGTGCGCTGTGGATGCCGCATTCCGGCCTGACCAAGACCGGCCTGCTGCGCTACTGCTACTTCTTCCACAAGACGGCGGTCGGCCATGCGGTGGCGAGCGAAGTCGTCACCGACATCACCTGGCACGGCGACCGCGCCGCGCACTTCGTGAACAACATGATGTCGCAGGGTGCGGTGATGATCGACCCGACCGGCGTCGTGCGGATGCGCGCGAAGGAATAGCAGGTTGGGGGGAGGGAACTCCCCCCAAACCCCCCTCCTTTTTTTGGCACCTGGGAACTGACAGTCGAAGTCAGTTCCCAAAAGACAGAAGAAGGAGGGGGCTCGGGGGAGTTCTCTCCCCCGACCTTCCTTTCTCCCATTCTGGAGGTTCCCTGATGGCGCTTTCCGCCCTCGCGCTCTGCTCGCGCGCGCTGCTCAAGATCGGCGCGCAGCCTGTCGCCTCCCTCGACGAGGGCACGGCCGAGGCCGAGGTCGCGGCCAACCTCTATCCGGGGATCCGCGATGCGCTGCTGTCCTTCCACCCCTGGTCCTTCGCGACCGCTCAGGCCGCCCTCGCTCGCCTGTCCGCCACGCCGCGTGCCGATTTCTCCGCCGCCTTCCAGCTGCCCGCGGGCTTCCTGCGCGCGCTGTCGGCCGGCACCGCGGGGCGCGCGCGCGGCATCGTCTATCGCCTGCAGGAGGACCGCCTGTTCACCAGCGTGAACGAGGTCGCGCTGACCTACATCTTCCGCCCCGACGAGAGCGCCTTCCCGCCCTATTTCGCGCAGGCCCTCGTCGCGCGCCTGGCCGCTGAATTCTGCATCCCGCTGACCGAGAACAGCAGCCGCGCCGAGATGCTGTTCCGCCTCGCGGAATCCGAACTCCGCCAGGCGCGCCAGGCCGACAGCCAGCAGGCCAGCGCGCGCGTGCTGGAAGGCTTCACCCTCGTTGACGTGCGGGGCTGAGCCATGCCCGCCGTCAAGCGTGCCAAGACCAGCTTCGCCGCGGGCGAACTGGCACCCGAACTGCTCGGCCGCGGCGACCTGCGCGCCTTCGAGAACGGCGCGCGCCGCCTTCGCAACGTGTTCATCCAGCCCACTGGCGGCGTCACGCGCCGGCCGGGCCTGCGCCACATCCTGCCGCTGCCCGGCGCGGCGCGGCTGATCGCCTTCGAATTCAACACCGAGCAGACCTACATGATGGTGCTGACCGACGGCGCGCTGCGCGTGCTGCAGGGCGATGCGGTGGTGGCGACGCTGGCCGGGCCATGGAGCGCAGCGATGCTGCCGCAGATCGGCTTCACCCAGTCCGCCGACACGCTCCTGCTGGTGCATCCCGAGATGGCGCCGCAACGCGTGACGCGCACGCTGGCAGGCTGGTCCATCGCGGCCTGGTCCTTCGTGCGCGAACCGTCCTTCCGCTTCGCCGGCTTCGGCATCACCTTGACGCCGAGCGGCACCGGCGGGTTCATCACCCTGACGGCCAGCGCACCGGTCTTCCTGCCCTTGCATGCCGGCGTTCGCTTTCGGATCGGCGGCAAGGCCGTGATCGTGAACAGCGTCGTCTCGCCCCTCCAGGCTGTCGCGGCCGTCGAGGAATCGCTGGGCGGCACCGCCGCCACCGCCGACTGGGAGGAAGCCGCCTTCAGCCCCGCGCGCGGCTGGCCCGTGAGCTGCGGCTTCCACCAGGACCGCCTGGTCGTGGGCGGGTCGCGCGACCTGCCGAACCGGCTGTGGTTCTCCCGCACCGGGGACCTGTTCAACTTCGACGCCGGCAGCGGCCTGGATGACCAGGCGATCGAATTCGGCCTGGTGTCGGACCAGGTGAACGCGATCCGCGGCCTGTTCTCCGGCCGGCACCTGCAGGTCTTCACCTCGGGCGCCGAATGGATGGTCAGCGGCGATCCGCTGACGCCGGCCAGCATCCAGTTGAACCGGCAGACGCGCGTCGGTTCGCCGGTCGATCGCCTGGTGCCGCCGGTCGATGTCGATGGCGCCACGGTGTTCGTGGCGCGGGGCGGGCAGGGCGTGCACGAATTCGCCTATACCGATGTCAGCCAGGCCTATCAGGCGAATGACCTCGCGATCCTCGCGCGGCACATCGTCTCGACGCCGGTGTCGGTGGCGTATGACCAGCGCGCGCGCCTGCTGCACATGGTCATGGCGGATGGCAGCATCGGCACGCTCACGCTCTATCGCGCCGAGCAGGTCACCGCCTGGACGCGCCAGGAGACCGCCGGCGCCTTCCGCGCCGTGGCGGAATCCGACGGCACCGTCTGGGCGGTGACGGAGCGCGACGGCGCCTTCGCGCTGGAACGCTTCGAGGCCGGCCTCGCGCTTGATGCCGCGCTGACCGGGAGCGCGAGCGTGCCGCAGGATGAATGGAGCGGGCTGTCGCACCTCGAAGGTCGTGCCGTCGGCGTGCTTGCCGATGGCGCGCTGCGCGAGAGCGCGACCGTGCTCGACGGCAAGGTCGTGATCGACCCGGCCGCGAACGCGGTGCAGATCGGCCTGAGTTTCCGGCACGAGGTCGAGCCGCTGCCGCCCGACATCTTCACGCCCTCGGCTGCCGCGACCGGGCCGCTGCGCCTGGTGGCGGTGACCTTCCGGCTGCTGGAGACCGCCGCGCTGTCGGTCGACCTGGGCCGCGGCGTGGAGGCGGTGCCGTTCCGACGGCTCGATACGTCGCTGCTCGATGCCGCGCCGCCATCCTTCACCGGCGACGTCACGCTGCGTGGCCTCGGTTGGCGGCGCGACCGCCTGCGCCCGATCTGGCGCGTCGAGGGCGATGCGCCGCTGCCCATGACGCTGCTTTCCGTCACCACCGAGATCAGGATGAACGACTGATGGCCCAGCTCGCTTCTCTCGCCTCGCTCGCCGGCACGGGCCTCGCCGTCTATGGCCAGGTCCGGCAGGGCCAGCAGCAGCAGGCGACCTCGCGCGCGCAGGAGGAGAACCTGCGCGCGCAGCAGGCCGCGCAGACCGACCAGGTGGCCGTGCAATCCGCCGTGCAGGAGCGCGAGCGCCAGGACCGCCTGGCGCGCACCGTCGCCGCCGCCCGCGCGCGCGCGGCGGCCGGTGGTGTCGCGCCGGATGAAGGTTCGGCCGCCGCGCTCACCACCGGCCTGCGGCGCGATGCGGCGCTGGATGCGGCGGAGGATGCGGCGGTGACCAGCGCGCGGCTCGCCGCCGGGCGGCGCTCCCTGCTGACGCCCGATGGCAGCCTGAACACCTTCCTGCGCGCCGGGCAGACGCTCGGCGGCGCGGTGCGAAGTCTCTTGGATTGATCCCTAAGGCGGCGGGCGCCGGCCGTCCGGCCGGCTTGCCTGCGCGCCATGCGCGGTCGCGCTGGCGGCGACGGATGGGCTGGGCGCGGTCGCGCTGTGCGCTCCGGTAGCGCGGCAGGGCCGCGATCCGCTTCTGCGTCCTGTTCCGGCCGGCTTTGGCCGCCCACCCCTTCAAGACATCGAGGACCTCCCATGGCCGAACACATCACGATCGGCGATGTCGCGCCGCGCGTGCAGTATGTCGCGGACGGATCGCTCGCCGACTTCACCTTCCCCTTCCCGATCTTCGACGAGGCCGACCTCGAGATCCGCCTGGATGGCGCGGTGCTGGCCGGCGGCGCGACGATCATCGGCGCGGGGTCGTCCGGTGGCGGCACGGTCACGCTGGCCGAACCGCCCGAAGCCGGCACGCGCGTCACGCTGCGCCGGCGCCTGAAGATCGCGCGCGCCACCGACTTCCAGGACAACGGCATCCTGCGCGCCCGCGCGCTGAACGACGAACTCGACTACCAGGTCGCCGCCATCCAGCAGGTGGCGGACGAGGTCTCGGGCAGCCTGCGCCTTGACCCCGCCGATGGCGGCGCGCTGGTGCTGCCCCTGCGCGGGGCGCGCGCGAACCGCGTGCTGGGCTTCGATTCCGTCGGCAATGTCACGGTGTTCGACCGCGGCACGCAGTCCCTCGGCGTGCCCTATCCGGGCGGTGTGCCGCGCATGGTCGAGGACAAGCTCGCCGAGCGCCTGACCGCGCGCGACTTCGGCGCGACCGGCGACGGCGTGACGGATGACGGCCCCGCGCTGGCCGCCGCAATGGCCGCCGCGGCGGCGTCCGGCCGCGTGCTCGAGATCGGCGAGGGATCCTTCCGCACCACCTATCCGCTGACGCTGGGCGGCGGCGCTGCCGGCCTCGTCATGCATGGCGCCATCATCTATGCCGGGCCGGCGGGCAACACCGCGCTCACGCTGGGCGATGGCGCGGCCGTCCGCAACGCGGCCAAGCGCTACGAGGGCCTGCGCGTGCTGCGCGCGACGATTTCGTCGTGGGACGACGAGGCCGATATCGGCCTGGTCATGCGCAACCTCGATGCATCCTTCGTCGAGATCCGCCAGGTGGAGGGCTTCACGATCGGTGTCCGCACGCTGGGCGTCGAGCGCGGCTTCGAGGACAGCACGCTGATGCTCGGCCGCATCGTGAACAACAAGATCGGCCTCGATGTCCGCACCGAGACCGCGGGCGCGTGGAACACCTCCGTGCGCTACTACGGCGGGCATTTTGCGCTCGGCAGCACGGTCTATCCTGACAAGGACCGCTATGGCGTGCGCTTCTCGGCGGCCCCGGGCGCCTATGTCTCGCACAACCGGCATGTCTTCGATGGGCCGGGCTTCGAACTCCAGGCGGCGGGCCGTCCGATCAGCGGCATCCCGTTCCTGGTCGAGGTGAACAGCCGGTCGGTCTGGGCCCGCGCGCTTCGCATGGAAGGCTGCTCGCCCTTCGTGGCGCGCCACACCGGCGCGGCGCAGGACCACATCTACGAAGTGGCCTGGGCCAGCCAGACCTACCAGGTGGAGGTGGACTACACCGACACCGCGACGCGCGTCGGCGCCGTGGTGCGGGCCTCCCACCAGGCGGCGGCGTTTCGCGAGGCCTCGCGCGAGGTCGCCGCGGTGCCGAGCCTGCGCGCCGCGCGCATCCGCTGGTCGAACACCGAATGGGGGTTCGAGAAGCTCGCCTGCCTGTCCACCAATGTGTCCGGTTCGCCCAGCACGCTGGCCGACTTCGCCTTCCCGGCGCTGGAGGGCTACGGCTTCACCAATGACGGCGTGGTGCTGACCGGCGGGCGCGGCCTCGGCTTCGTGGTGGATTCGCGCGGCTGCCGCGAATTCGCGCTTGCGGTGGACGCCGATGCGCCGCGGCTTGTGGTGCAGTGCTTCGATGCCGCGCGCAATCTGCTGAGCGACACCGGCACCGCGCTGGTGCGCGCATCCGGCCAGTCGATGGTGTGGAACGCGGCGGCGCGCTGGTGGCAGGGCTCGGCCGACATGGCGGATGCGACCTTCACGCGGCCGCAGGTGGTGCGGCTGGCGGCGCATGTGGCCTATGCCATCATCGGCGTGGCGCGCATCGGCGCGGATTACGAACTGCGCGCCATCCGTCTTGCCTGCGACCCGCTGTTTGCGCCGCCGCTGCTCTATGCGCGGCCGGACCTGCCGCATGGCGGGCGCGACCTGGTGGCGGAAGCGGCCTGGGATCCGCCGTCGATCGCCGCAGGTGCCATCGCGCAGATCAACGTGACGGTGCCCGGCGCGCGGCCGGGGGATTTCGCCTCGGCGGCCTTCTCGCTCGCCACCTCGGGCATCGTGTTCCTGGGGCAGGTGGGCGCGACGGATGTCGTGACCGTCACCGCCTGGAACCGTTCGGCCATCGCCATCGACCTCGGCGCCGGCACGGTGCGTGCGCGCGTGGTGAAGGCATGACCAGCCGCCGCGAGCCCGTCGTCCGCGGACCCGACCTGCGGAGCGCGATGGACCTGGTGGCGGAAAGCTACCTCGGCTTCGTGCGCTGCGGGCCGGAGCCCGGCACCGGCGACGACGCCAAGGCCTTCATGGCCCACCACGCCGCCTGCAAGGCCGCGCTCGCGCATCTCGATGCGCTGGTGAAGCTCGCGCGGACGATGGGCAGCGCGCCGGCCGAGGCGGAGGAGGCCGCGATCATGGTCATCGAGGCGCGCGAAGCGCTGTCCCAATACCAGGAGGATGATGCCGGTGAGGAGCAATGCTGATGCGGGCTTCCTCGAATTCGCCTGGGTGTGGAACCGGCGGCAGCGCATGGACACGCCGCCGGTCCATCGCCGCATCGCGCGCTGGCTGGAGGCGCGCCAGGCCGCCGGCGAATCACGCCTGCTGCTGATGGCCTTCCGCGGCTGCGGCAAGTCCACGCTGGTCGGGCTGTGGTGCGCCTGGCAGCTCGCGCAGCGGCCCGAGACGCGCATCCTGGTGCTGGCCGCCGATGCGCCGCTGGCGGTGAAGATGGTGGCGACGGTGCGCCGCATCGTCGAACGCCATCCGCTGTGCCGGCACCTGATTCCCGAGGGCGCGGAATCCTGGGCGTCAGACCGCTTCACCGTGGCGCGCGACGGTGCGCTACGCGATCCGTCGATGCTGGCGCAGGGCATCGGTGGCAACGTGACGGGGTCGCGCGCCGAGGTCATCGTCTGCGACGACGTCGAGGTCGCCGGCAACTGCGACACGCCCGGCAAGCGCGCCGAGCTGCGCGAGCGCCTGGCGGAAGCGGAATTCGTGCTGACGCCGGGCGGCACCATCCTGTTCGTCGGCACACCGCATTGCGAGGACAGCCTCTATCGCGACCCGAAGGAGGACGGCGCCTTCCTGCGCGGCTACCGGCGCCTCGCGGTGCCGGTGATGAATGCGGCCGGTGCCTCGGCCTGGCCGGAACGCTTCCCGCGCGAGGCGATCGCGTCCCTGCGCGACCGCGTCGGTCCGCTGCAATTCCAGCGACAGATGATGCTGCAACCCGTCGCCGCCAGCGCGGTGCGGCTCGATCCCGCCGCCATCATCCGCTACGGCGACGAACCCGACTATCGCGAGGCGCAGGGCAGGGGCGTGCTGACGCTGCTCGGCCACCGCCTGGTGTCGGGCGGCGCCTTCTGGGATCCGGCCTATGGGCGGCCGGGGGCGGGCGATGCCTCGGTGCTGGCCTGCTGCTTCTCGGATGGCGAGGGCCGCTTCTTCCTGCATCGCCTGGCCTACCTGACGCATGACCCGGCATCAGCCATCGACCCGGCCACGCAACAATGCCGCAAGGTCGCGGCGATGCTGGGCGATTTGCTGCTGCCCTCGGTGCGGGTCGAGACCAACGGCCTCGGCAAGTTCCTGCCGGCGCTGTTGCGGCGCGAACTGGGGCCGGCGGGGGTCGCCTGCCAGGTGATCGAGCATGCCAGTTCGCGCGCGAAGGAGGACCGCATCCTCGCGGCCCTGGAACCCGCGCTGGCGGCGCGCCGGCTGCACGCGCATGAAAGCGTGTTCCGCACGCCCTTCGCCGGCGAGATGGCGGAATGGCGCCCGGGCGCGCCCGGCGCGCGCGACGATGCGCTGGATGCGGTGGCCGGCTGCCTGCTGGCCGAGCCGGTGCGCCTGGTGCGCGGCGCACGGCCGGTGCCGCGCCCGTCCTGGCGCGGGGCCTAGGCTGCGCGGCGCTTCACGATCTCAAGCCCATGCCGGTCGCGGCCGGCATCGGTGATCTCGTAGCGCCCATCCTCGCGCGGCCGGGCCAGGCCCATTGACGTCAGCCGGTTCAGGCATGGCCCGTCCTTCAGCCCGGGCGGGCGGCCATGCGGTCCCACCAGCGTCAGCCGGTGCAGGGCCGAACGGCAGCAGGTCTCGAGATAGGGCTCGTTCCACATCGCGGCGCGGTCACTCCGGGGTTCCCCCCGAGGGTGGGCCGTCGGCCGTTTCCCTTCAAGGTTCCAGCAGAAGGCAGTTCAGAGAATGCCGATCCAGATCGAACCCACCTGGTGGATCACGGCCATCGAGGCCCCCATCGTGGCCGCACTGTTCTACATGATCCACGGCCTGCGCCGCGACGTGAACGACCGCATCGAACGCGGCGACCAGCGCGATTCGGATGCGCTGAGCCGCACGCGGGACGACCTCGCGCAGTTCAAGATCGAGGTGGCGCGCACCTATGTGCCGCTGTCGCTGATCCGCGACCTGGACCGCCGCATCGCCGACCACCTGATCCGCATCGAGGAGAAGATCGACGGCGTGACGCGCGCCGGCATCGCCGTGGCCCAGGCCGCGCGCCGCGCGGAGGACCGGGAATGA